CGTTTCCGCCCTTTCCACCAGACGCAGCCTGGCCAAAGTCATAATTCAAAAGTGGACTTGCGCCTGTACCACCACTCAACCCAACACCTGCCGCGCCTGTATTCCCCGACGCAGTAATGATCCCATTAACTGTGACACTTGTATTTGCGTGAATACGTACCGCATTAGCCGTCAGTGTTATCAACGTGTTTACTGTCAAGGTCGTCAAATTATACGACCGCGTAAACGTAGTAGCTCCAGCAATTGTTAAACTGCCATCACGACCGGGGCCGAAAAGACCCCGCCCGTACGCACTAACTGGTAAAATTTGTGTGTAATTCATTACTGTGTGTACACGTAATGTACAGCGTCACCACTAACGCTGGCATCAAAATAAACAGCGGCAAGATTGTTAATTTCTAGATGATATGTCTCGCCCGGCAAAAGAAAAAAACCTGTTGCAGCACTAACGCCGGTTCCACCGACATAAATTGTTCCATTGTTTGTTAGCGCGGCGCGCAAATCTAACCGATAAATTACAGTTGTCGATGTAGTAATTCTAGTTGCCGTTCCCGCAACTGCGACTGTTAATTTTCCTGCTGTAACTTGGGCACCTGCGCCGTAGGTAGGTAATATCTGATTTGAAGCAATAGCAACCGGGATACTGTTTGCTAAGTTTTGTTGCCCAACGATGTTTGTAATGTCATTGATGCCAACAAATGACCCATCAACGTTAGCCGTCAAAATTGATTGATCGCTGGCAATTACAACCGGAAACGACAATGCCATTGTCTTTTGCCCGTCAACTGCACTGATATCTTCAATGCTTGTTGCAGTTGTTAATGCACCGCTTGGATTCACTTTGACATTAACGTATCCGCTACCACCTGCCGTTGTGCGTCCTGTAATAACTGAACGAGTTAAACCAGCAAGCGTGTTGTCGGTCAGTGAGTCAGTAATTTTACTATACTCGCTCGTTGTTCCACCCGCCCAACAAGCTGTATATACCGTCAAGTTGGTAGCATCAGCACTTGCCTTCAATGCTTCCACCGTCATTGGCAAGTTGGGTGTGGCAACGTGAGGATTTAGTTGACTATTGGGGATTCTAAATGTGTGGAATGTTACCCACGCACCATCTGGACTGAATACATCAAAAATGACTGATGCCGAACCAAGCCAAGCAAAACGGATGCGGAATAAATTACTGTAGGCTAGATTGATTGCTTCTGGTATTCCAGCCCTTGTAAAAGCTGAGCCGATTGCGCCTGTAAGCAAATCCCCGTTCCAACTTGTTCGCGCTGTGAACGTATCAACGGCGGCTGTGCGTTGAGTTACTCCAAAGGTTGTGCCTTTGTAGCCGATAAAATAGCCATTGTTGGCATCGTAAAGCCCAATTCGTTGATCGGAATTTGAACTTGTTGGCGCTGTAAATGCAGCACTGAAATAAGCATATTCCTCATGCGCTGGACGATAGGCCAAGGTTTGCACCGATACACCTTTGGCTGTTGCCGATGTCCCGGTGCCCGTTGCGTATAGAGCATGACCATTTGCAATCGTTGCTGAACCGGTGCTGGTAGTTGTGTTGGTAATTACTGCGGTATCAAACGTGGAAAAGAAACTAATTTCAATTTGATTGTTGCGTGTGCCGCTGACCGCAACGCCAAGAATATCGCTTCCGCTGGATTTTACCGACACCTGGCCGGTTGAAAGAGCGGTATAAATGTCTCCGGTATAAGTTGAAATATCATTGTTTGATGCTTTGATTTCTTGCAACGTGGTTTCCGTTGCAAAGTCCGGCACTGTTAAGTTTTCAGCGCCAGCCCCGCCGTAGTCAATTGCTACAACCTGTATTTGCTCGCCGCTTTTGTCAATCGACCGAACTGGGATGTCGGCATTAACACTTGTCGGCGCATTAGATACAGTTACGTTATCGGCCACGGTTAATCCTCAACATTATCAATTTCGATTGACGGATTACCTTTGTCATCAGTGCTTATCTTGCCGACCCGCTTAGACGCTTTAGGGATGACATTGTTAATAACAATCGGTTGCTGTTTTTGTTCGCCCGGACTTAACATCTGCATACGCGCATCCATCGCCATACGCAGCTTTTCAAGCTCCTGTTCTTGCGACAATCGCCGTTCTTCAAGCAGCTTTTCCGATTCCTTCATCCGTACTGCGATGTTTTCAAGCTCAAGCCGCTGCAAGTCAATCATTTGTGCGATACGGTCGGCCTCACGCTTGGCTTCAGTGCTATCAGCCTTAACTGCGGCTTCAGCCTGAATACGCATCATTTCAAGCTCCAACTCGCGTTGTTTCATTTGCAGCTTTGACTGCTCGATCATCAAATTCTGCTGTGCAACATACTCGTCAAGTTGTGCTTTACGGTACGCAATTTCAACATCGACCTGTGCCGACTGCATACGCGCTTGCGCTTCGGCTTGCGCTTGCATCGTTTTTTGATACGACTCCTGCTGATCAATTTGCAGCTTGGCCTGGTCGATCTGGAACTTCATTTGATTCGCCTCGCGGGTGGCGTTGACCTGCTCAAGCATCGGATCGGGCGGCGGTGGCTGTGCCGCTGCTTGCTGCTTTTCATCAGCAATCATCTTGACCTGTGCCAATGCGCTGCCGAACACAGCATCAAGCTCTTTACCGCCCTTGAAGCGCCGCACCATATTCTGCATCAGCTCCATGCCAAACGTGGCTAGGCCCGGATACTGTTCAATCATTTGCTGCATCTGCTGAAAGAACTGACCACACGTATTGAGCAAATCCAGCCCGTCAGCCTTTTCTTGCGCTTGATCCAAAGCAACCATACTGTCGGTTGCGATATTGATGCGGTAACACCGCTCATCTTCGTTTTGAAGCGCCGACATGATTTCGGCCTTAATCGCTTCAGACGCCATCATCATCTGCTGCGGATCGCCTTGCGGAATAACTGGTGCCAACAGCGAATCAATGTCAGCCACTTCAAACATCACTTCGGGACTAAACTGACTTGCAATAATCGTCCCTAGCTTGTTCACTCCGTCGCTAACGAACTTAGCAAACTGATTCTGCCGCACGATAAGCCCAAGGCTTGACCATGCGTTTTCAAGTCTATTTGCCGTAGCCGTTTTATACTCAGCCGATGTGCCACGCAGTAAGTCACTAACCTTCAGCGTTTCATAAAGCTGATTAAGCGCCGAAGTACGCGCCGCTTGCAGCGTTTCCATCGCTTGAACATACGGCCCAATATCCAGATATTCGATGCCGCTTGCTTGACCACCACGACCCTTATAGCTCGGCCAATTCATCACGGGAATGTACTTCAAGTCCCCCTGAAGCAACTGTTCCACTTGCTGACCCATCGTTGCGTCGTACACCGCGTTGGTACGAATCGCCTGTACCACCGACGCTAACCGCGTCGTGATACGTTCTACTTCCAGAATTTGGTCTTTAACATGGACATAATCCGACACAGGAATGATGGTGTCGGGATCGGTTGACTGGTTGATGACGGAACACGGCCAAAAGCCTTCGAACTCAACCGGCACCTCACTTTCTTGCAACACCGACTGTTCGCCTTTTTTTTGGAGCCAGTAAACTTTATCACTTTCTTTGCACCAGATTTCGTATAGTTCGGCTTTTCCTTCATACTTTTGCGTCTCCTGGTAAAGATCACGCTTTAGCGCATCGGGATAACTATCAAAGCTAAGATCCTTAGCGACATCCTTGCCGAACATTTCTTCGACTTCGTACCGGCTCATGTACGCACGACGCGCCATCCACTCGATTTCAGACTCGTTACGCGCATCACTCGTCAAAAAGTCATGGTAATGAACACAGTCGAGGATCGCCTTTTCATCGTCCTTAACTTCCATTTCCATCTTGCCGACGATCATACCTTCAGGCGATACAATCAACTCATCTTCCGGTCCTTCATACGGCGTACCGTCAGCCTTAAACAATCCACCTTCAGCGCCACGAATCAGCGCAAATTCAACTTCTTCCTTTTCAAACTCAGCCACATACCGAGCCCATAAGATCGACCGGCCCGTAAGCAAAAACTGCAACGCGGCATTGTAGCCGACCATATCAAAGTCAAAATGCTCATCCATCGCGTACTGCGTGTTACGCTCAAGCACCACCGCACCAAGTTGGTACTTCATCGCGCCGGTACGCTTACGCAAATTAACTTCAGCCTTTGGTGTGCTGCTGTAATACGCAGGTAACAGCGTATTAACCAAATACCACCACACGTTTAACCGACGTTGCGTGTCGGTCATTTCCTTTCGTGCTTTGTATATCTGTATTGATTCCTTGGCTTCTTCAAAAAACTTACTGTGACGATTTTCAGCCGATGAAAGTTGGCTGTGCCACCATGCGCCGGTATACTTTTCGTTACTTTTCACAAACGAGCCCGTTTTTGTTCTGACCTAATTTGGTTAATGTACAACTGGAGTTTCACTCGACCCCGATGTACTGACTTTTCGACTGGCTTTTCGTAAGCGGCTTCCAGCAAACGCTCCTTACAAAGATACCGTAACGCATCACAGGCATGGTCATCGCCTGTGCTGTCGGCATCTTCATGGTTTTTCGGGTCAAGCTGCAACGCTGGAACCGATTCTATCAGGTACGGACAAGTTGAAAAGAAATAAAGCATCGGGGGGTTAGCCTGTAACCGTCGCCGTATCTGCGACCAGCCCGATATGCGATCATTATCAGCCGCACGAAACGCGGGATGCTTAAACTTACTAAACACCAAGTTGAACTGGTCGTTAATACTCGGACCACCCTGGCTAGTAAAAATACTCGGGTCAGCCACCGCATGGACGTTTTCACCAACGCTAACCGACGCTATACGTTCGGCCTGTTCCTTGTTTTCAATCTGCCGACCCCACATTTCGCGGTAAATAACGATGGCACCTTTCGGGATTTCCATTTCCCGCCCATCATCCGTCTTGCCGCTGCTAATCGAACCCCACACCGCCGCAAACGGACTACGATAGCCCCAGTCAAAGCCAAGGTACTTAGGCCAATGCTTCGGCACAGTAAACGGCACCAAGATGTGCTTACTACTAAACTCAGGAAAGTAACTGCCTTCGTGGATTTCAAAGTCACCTTCAAGCCACGCCCGAACAAGCTCAGGACTACCAACCATGTGCAAACGGTCGATGTAGCCAGGGTCCTTATCAAGCAAGATCCGATTGTCGTGAACACGACTCGGTATGTAAATGTAATCAATCTTCTTGCCGTTGCCGATTTCCCACTGAAGGATCTGCCAACCCTTCGGTGCTGGCTTAATAAACCGCTCCTTCAGCCAATGATGGCCACTACCGCCAGGGTTAAACGTCAATATGATCTGCGGATTCGGGCCACCACGCAGCGCACCAAACAGCTTAAATATCGGCTCAGGCGTGGGATAGTTACCAGCTTCCTCAACCGCCGCATGACTTAGATTCTGACCCTGATACTTTTCAGCGTCAGCGTTGTTAGCCAATGGCCGAAACCGTAGCCGACCACCACCCTTAAACGTAAATTGCTTCTTCTGGTCGTTGTAATGCGCTTCTAAGGGCAAGTATATCTGCTTAGCCCGTTCAATCAGGTCGTCAGCCTGTGGCAGCTCCTTACGAAAGAACACGCCGTTAAACGTCTCGCCAAGCGTTTCAGCTAGAATACCAAACTTACCAAGAACCCCGTCAGTCTTACCGCCACCACGCGCACCACCATAGCCAACCAGCGGCAAAGGACAATCAACCAACGCCTGTTGTGGACCCGGCTGCGGGGCCCATACAACTACATTTTCAGGTTCAGTCATTCTTTAGGCGCTTCAGGTAACGGCATCCAATGGGTGACGTCTTTTGGATCATAAAACGACTCGTGATCAGTCGCCCATGCGTATTTTCCTTTCCAATTCGCTGACGGCGGATCAATTCGCTGGCAAATACTTGGGCCATCAATCAAGACCCATGTTCCCAACTCCGGCAGCCGCTCCTTTACGCTGATCCATTTCGGCTTGGCAGCTTCGTATGCAGCGAGGAAATCATCCCGGCACATACGCCAGATAATATCTTCCGGCCCCGTGCGTGGGGATTGACTGGTTGCGTAATCAGCCGCTAATTGTTCAGGTGTTTTCGTATCCATTAGCACCGCCCTTCAGGAAACTTACAAATATCCACACCAAATCCAAACCCAAGCACCATATCACGAAACCACCACGGAAACGGTGGTATAAAATCAGTCACAAACCGTAACGCATCGCTGTGCATCACGTTCGCACTGCTATCATCATGACTAACACCAAGCATGTGCCCAATCTCATGCACAGCGGTAGTAGCACCTTGCCAAAACCGCCGCTCACCACGAAGATTCACACTCGTTGCAACGCCAACAGCAAACGCTCGGTTGAAACAGACACCCCAACTGTATCCATCAGCCGACATAGGCACAAACACATACACAGGCAAACGAGACCTAAGCCTACGAGCAAGCCGATACGCATATTGAACCCGCTTATCCACGCTATACGCCCCAAGGTTGAGCCGTACAGTCCTAAGACGACCCCACCGTATAACCGCACCAAATCGATCCAGCCTGACGCTGCTATACGCTTTACGCACCTCGCTAATCACACGACGAACCTCACCACGCGGCATCGTAGCCCCATCAGCTACATGCACAAACTCTATGCGCCGCACAGACTCGGCATAGACAGGCAAAGCAACCAGCAAAATGGCTAGGATTTTATATATAGGCATGGGTCCCATGTAGCACAGTTGCAGCTATGCCGGAACCTATAAAATGACGGGGGGGGTCTAGTTATAACTGGTAGAACAGCGTTATTTGCTGAAAAGTGGGATGTGGTGTGGATGGGTGTATATAGCGGTTGGGACTCCCGCGTTTCCGATTTTGTTTCTAAAAAAAGCCAGTGGCATCGGTGAGTTGATGGTGTTTTTCAAAAACACCACGATGGTGTTTTTCGCAACGATGATTGCACTACACCCCGCGTCACGATCATGATCGATGATGCGCGTGGATTTATGCTTGTAGGTTATAACCTACTGCGAGTTGGTAGGTGGATCGTTCGTGTCACTCGATTGACTCGACTCAGTAGACAACGTTGTCGATTGATCGGCGGTTACTTCACCAGAATTATTATTCTGTTGCACTAGCGATGCGTCGGTCGGGGTGACTTCATACGCTACGTTCGGAGCGACATCAGGCAACGGTGGCGAAACGGTGTTCGATTGTTGGTTCAGGTACTTTTGAGCCCATTGGTGTTGGGTCATCGGCGCAGCCGATATCACTGCTTTGACCCTAACATCTTGTTTTACTTCGATATTGGCCAGTTTCGGCTGGTAATACGGCGCGGCTGCTACTGCAGCATATAGCTGTTGTGCTGGATCGGGCTTCAATCCCGCGATTTCAATGCCGTTAGCCCAGCACAGTAAAAGCTCATGAGGCAGTAGCTTATCCGTCCGCCGTGCCTGTTCAATCGCGTATTTAGATAGCCCCTGAATTCGGTGTAATTGATTGCCCGTCGTGTTTAGTTTAGGCCTACCCATAGTTTCGCGTAACTAGTTGATTCGTGGTTAGCTATAGTGTTCCACGTTTACACTCCACTACGCAATTATTTCATAGTGCCTTAAACCGCCTATACGCGTCAAGGCTAAAGCATTCCCCCTGCCCATATCCTACCATATCCCCCGCGATAATCGCTCGTTCTAGCCCCTGCCAGGGC